GAGTTTTTATAAATCCTAAGTTGTTTATCAGGCCAATTGATGTGACCGTAAGAATTTATGTTCCAACCCCACCTTTGTATATGTTCTCTAGTTATACCCTCTATAGTATTGATTCGATTTACATAATATGCCTCTATATCTTTATTATTCTCTAATATACTATGTAGATTTGTTATAAATTGTTCTGTTAGAATCTCATCAGCGTCTATCTGAAATATAAAATCACCAGTGCAGTGTAAATTTAAGTTATTTTTAAATTCTGAGAAGTTATTATTAAGGGGTTTACTTACAAATTTAATTTTAGAACTGAAAATTAAATCATTTAAATAATTTTGTACTTTTAAAACCTTATTATCTCCTTTAGATATTTCATCCTGTTGTACTACAATTTCATCCTCATCTCTTTTATGTTTTAATAAAAAAGGAATTAACTTTTTGATTTCTTCTATTTCATTACATACTGTAATAGCATAACTAATTTTCATATTTTAAAACTGTTTGGTAATATTACATTATTAGGTACCTTCTTAAATAAAGGTGATATATATTGGGGTTTTAAACCTGCTAAACCACACCCAATTTCTGTAACTAAAAATTCATATTGTGGGTTTTCTTGGGCAAATTTTAAAAATCTATCAACATAAGGTTTAATTTCATCTATACTTAAGGTTCTCATCACAGTTCTATCTTTAGTGGGAATTGCATAGGTTTGCCCTTGTAATCCCTCTCCTTGTCCCAATCTAGCACCCCAGTTTCTTGCAGTTTTGGCCGCTCCAGCACCATGAATACCTGATTCATTAGAACCGAATACGAATATTTGGTTTGGTTTTAGACTTCTTATCCACATTTTTAAGTAATATTTAATTTTTATATTTCCATTTATACCCACCACAGGTCTTACTTCTTCCTGTTAGACAATATGATAAACTACCTTGACTAACCCCTATAATATACGCTGCTTCACTAACACTTCCAAATGATTTTATAGGTTTTTCTGTAATTTTATCTAACATTATAACTTGTTTTTTACATTTTTCACTCCAATCTAGTTGGTTAAAAGGGGAGGTTTTTTTAACTCTATCTATATCTTTTTGCTTCCAATTTCTATAACCTGATGTTGGTCTTTTAATATTTTTATTACCTAAAGATATTTTTTTATTTATAATTTGTCTTTCTAATGGTGTTTTTGATTTTAATATCTTTGATATCTTTAATTTAGTTTTAAGTGTATGTGATTCTAAACCACCACCTCCTTTATTTTGATTGGTTAAATTAAAACCCCAACTTTTAAGTTGGTCAATCCAATAATTTTCTGCAAATTTAGTGTCTTCCTTAATAACTACTTCTAATTCTTCTATAAAAGTATCTAACCCATATTTTATTTTATGACCTGATATTCTGTTTTTGAGGTTTTTGGTTTTACCTACATAAAAAGGTATATTGTCTCCTTTGTGTAAATAATAAATTGAAATTTCCATTAATAAAAAAACCTAAAGGCTTTCGAGGTCGTGCAGCTCTACTCACCAATAGGTTTTGTAAGTTTTTTGTATAATAGTAGGCACGACTCTACGTTTATTATACATATACTAACTTACCCAGGAATTACATTTATGTAACTTAAAGCATCCATATAATCACGCTCTTCAAAATGTCTTATTGTAGACATATCAGGTCTAAATTTTTTACCTTTATACTTCTCAGATTCTTCTTTAGTTACAGGTATTGCCTTTACAGCACCCCACCTCCAATTATCTCTTCCAGTTCCATCAGCGAATACCATCCCCTTATCTTCTATATTAATTGTTGAAGGCATCCAAATTTTACCTGTGTCTTCTTCTTCATCCAGTAGTGCTTTATATAGTTCAGGTAGAACTTCCATTTGTTCTTTAAAGAAATCATTACCTTGTTTCATTAATGAGTTTGAAATAAAACCACAACCATAACACATTTCTAATGTTATATCTTTGTTTATTTCTTGGGTATAGCATGCGTCCGAATTACATCTTGTACATTCTGTTAATTGGTCAAAATTCATATTATTTTATTTTTTTTAACTTAGGTAATTTTGGTAAATCTAATTTTGGTAATTTTAACTCTACTTGTTTAGGAAACTTAGGTATATTTTCATCTAAAATGTCCTCTACAAGTTCAGCCATTTTGTTATAACTAAAATTAGTCCTAGCATGATACCCTTGACGTTTACCTTTAACAGCATATTCTTTATATTTCTCAAATACTTCTTTTAAAGAATTACCTATGTGTCCTTCATCAGGTTTAAACCATTGAGCTTCTTTAATTAACCAATCATTGACCGCACTTTTATGTACATGTTCCAACACTCCAGGTACTAAGTATGTATATTCTGGATGTAAAAAATCCAATTGTCCTGAGAATGAAGATGCTATTATTGGTTTGTTTGATAAACTAAATTCTAATAGAGGACGGCCAAACCCTTCACCTTTGGTAAAACTTACCATAGATTTTATTTTAGGGTGGTTATATAATTCATTCATTTCCTTGTCATCAATCTCCCCATTAAACACATAGATATTTGGTAAAGTATGTGAGTTTACTGATTTTTTTATTTTTTGGATTCGTTTTAATATTTCATCTCTACTCATATAAGAGGCAACACCTATTGATGATTTTAAGATTAAAGCAGGTGGGTTTTTCTTATTTTTAAATACCTCATAAAAGGCCTTTATTAATAAAGCTACATTTTTCCTATCATGTCCAAAATCACCTTGCATCCAGTGACCTACAAATAAAAAACAAAACTTTTCTTTTATTGAATCTAAATTAATATTTTTAATTTGTGCTGAGGCTAGATGTTTATATATGTTTATATTAGCTCCTTCAAAAACTACTTCAATAGGTTTTGTTAATTTTATTTCTCCTAGAGTTTGGTTTGTTTTTTTATCTTTCTTTGAATATGTAGAATTTTCAAATGTCTCTTTTGAAAAGTTAGATGAAACCCAATTCATATCCATCCTATTCATTCCCTCTATCCACTCGGGTTTACAAACTGTTGTCTCTATTCCGGCCGTACATCCTATATTATATTTCCCTATAGGTTGGAACTCATTTGGGATTGTAATCTGCATCCAAATATCAGGTTGAGCTGTTAACTTATTATCAAATAATATATGGTTTTTTAAAAAATGCCATTCTTCATGGTCATCTATAAAACCCCAAGAAGTACCTCCCCACCTTTGTGGTAAAATTTTAACTTCATATTTTTCAGTTTGAATTATGGATTTAACTAAATCACGACTACGACTTCCATAACCGCTGTAAGTATCTATAGCACAAGATATTACAAATGTTGGTTTTATGTTCATAACTTTATTAGTTTAAATTATGGTTTAAAAATTTTCCTTTATATTCATTAGCATTCACTAACTCATACTTTTCTCTAGGTTTCCAGGTTTCAAATAATTCATTAAATGCTTCTATTACCCTGTTAGCTTGGTATTCAGAGGTAAAACCTGCTTCTTTACTAGTTGCCCATTTTCTTCCTTCTTCACCTCTTCTTTTACGTTCTTCTTTTGATAAATTGTAAACATTTTTAATTTGTTCTGCAACATCTTCCCATTTACATCTATCATCAAATATGTAAGGGGTATTTGGTGAACCTTGAAGTGATCTAGACGTTGGGTAAACGGGAAATACCCACTCTCCATGTTCTTTGTATCTACCTACACTATTGGATGGGGTTTCTTTAGAAGGTGTAAACCATTCTTTATTTTCGTCTACAAACCTCATTTGGTCTTGCATACCTCCTGTTACATTTGCTATTATAGGAGTACCAGTTAGTAAAGCTTCTGTAAGGGTTAAACCCCAACCCTCATTTGAAGTAATCAAAATTTGAGCATCCGCTATATTATATAAGAAATTTAGTTGGTCTTGTTTTAGTTTCTGTAATGAAAATTTAACATTATTAGGGTATTTTTCTCCAAATATAAAATTATAAACTTCTTCTAAATCTGTTCCATGATCTGATACCATTTCAGTATGTAGTATTAATTTACACCTTTTAGCTTCATCTTCAGGTATAGAGTCTAAAAATGTTTTAAATGCCAACATTGTATCTGGGATTTGTTTTCTTCTTATATTTCTTGAGTTAAAAAATAACACAAAATCTATATCTTCATTATTGAAAATTTGTTGTTTAAATTTAACAAATTCATTAGAATGTACTTGGATAGGCTTATATATGTCTTTATTTAAACCATGTGGAATATACTTAAATATTTTATTTTTACCTTTATCCCCTAATACCATTTTATTGATATTAACAGTCTGTTTAGAAATACCCATTAATAAATCACAAGATTCATAATAAGCCCTGTTGTACATGGGTGCTGGAACACTATCCCATATATTTAAATAAGTAATAGGAATTTTTCTACGAATTTCATGTTCCATGTTAAATACCCAAGTAAAATATCTAGGATCGGTAAATAACATAATAGCATCTGGTTTTTCTTTTTCTATTAGGTTTCTTAAAATATCAGGTGTACCATAACCGTCATTTGGGTGAAGAAAAACTGAAGCATCCTTTATATTAGCTAATTCATTTACCTCCTTAGATATATCAAGAATTTTTCCTTTTTCGGGGTGGGTTACAGCTCCTGCCATTTGTACCCAATTGAAGTGGTGGGATGTGTGTATTACTATTTCCTTTGCAACAGTGGCAACACCGGAGTGTACTCGTATATCATCACAAATAAGTAATATTTTTTTTCTTTCCTCTTTAGGGAGGTGTTTATAACTTTGATTCATTAAATAACTTTTATTTTATTAATATAATAACCCCTTATTCAGTCTCCACGTTATGGTTTGTAACCTTTCTTCTGAATTCTTCATCTTTCATATAAAGATCTATTGCTCTCTCTGAAAGTTTTTGGAATGAGAATTTTCTTTTAATACATTCGATCTTGAATAAATTCCATAAATCTTCATCTATTTTTACACTTGTTAATTTTTGGTTTTCTGCCATAATATTATTATTTTTATTTATTATACGTTATATATAAATATACAAAAATTATTCAAAATGCATATTCCCATTTAAACCCCCCAGCTGTTTTTTGCCTTTTTCTAAGACATGCTGAGATGTCACCTCTTATTTCATTTTTAGCAAGGGTTACACTGTCCCATTTTTTTATAAAATTACCCTCTAAGTCTAGTTGGTTGATTTTTATATGATGCCATGTATTCTTTCTTCCCTTTAATCCTTTGCTGATATTTAATTTATGTTCTTTGGTTTGGGGTTTTTTACTTCCATTGTCTTTTTTAATTAAGTACTTATCAGAGTTGAAATTTTTAGGTAAAGGGTTGTCTATTCTTCTCCATATAAAACCTTTGCAAGTTTTACTTTTGCCCCTTAAGCAAGGACCTATATTCCACCCAAATTCCTCTTTAACCTTGATACTACCCTCCCATTTTTTAATTAAATTTCCTTTTAGATCATACTGGATTATGGGTTTTAGTCCTTTACCCCTCATATTATTAATATGAGATTGGGATTTAGCTCCTCTCATATTTTTAGTATTTTTCCTTTTACCTCTTAGTTTAATTTTGGTTTCTTCTTTAACTATTCTACCCTTACTAGGACCACCTCCACCACTATTTTTATTTTCTAAGTGATACCCCAAGACTTTATATTTTTTGATGTAATACCTTTCCCATTTTTTCCAATCTTTAACCTCTCTTATAACTTTTATTTCAATACCCCCATATTTTTTTTTATGGCTCTTTAATCTATCTTCAAGGTTATTTGTTTTACCAATATAAAAAGGTATGTTATCCCCCCTATGTAAATAATAAATTTTTACATTTCTCATGATTTGTTTTTTATTATAAATATGGTGGAAGAATAAAATCTATGTGAAGAAGGATGATTTTGATGAACAATGTTCAGTATCAAGATAAGGACAAAATCTACAATTCCAAGAGCTAGGATTTTTTGTATATTGTTTTTCCCTAATCTCTCCCCCAGGTTTAAAACATTCTTCTATAAATTTATTTACAGCATTTCTGGCTCTATTCATTTTAATTTTACCACTAGGTGGTGAAAACGTTTGTACTCTATACGCTTGGTGGGGTGACATTAACTTTTCATCGTCCATATCTAACACCTTTCTTTTAACAATAAAGAATTCTGTTTCAATACTTTCTTTTGGAACATTATACTGCTCTGAAAAGAATTGTTTATATAATAAAAGTTGAAATTGCTTTTCTTCATTCTTCTTGTCTTGAGCTCCCCATCCCTTAGTACTTGTCTTTATGTCTATAATCTTAAAAGTATTTGTTGCTTCATGATACATTACAACATCCAAATATCCCATGTAAAGTACGTTATTATACGTTTTATTAGGTGCTATTACAATGGGTATTTCACATCCTACTAAATCCCATCCTCTTTTACTAAAGTATTTACCCCTCCTTTTCCTAAACCAATTTAAAATAGCAACTCCATCTTCAAAGAATTCTCTCATTTCTTCTGCAGAGGAAAAATGAGAATTGTTGTTTTTTTTATATTGGGTTTGGTATTCTTCTATAAATTTTTCTTGAAATAGTTCTTCTAAATTAATCTCATCTGCTTTAACTCCACTTACAGAATACATTATATCCAAATAATGTTGAATGACTTCGTGAATAGCAGTACCAAATACAGTATGGATAGATGAAGTAAATTTCCTTATCTTATCTTTATATTGAAGCTTCCATCTATATTCACAACCTCGGTATATTGACATTTGTGAAAATGAGATGTTTTTTTGGTAAGAATAATTTACTTCTTTTGGGGGGTTATTACGAATCTCCTTTACTATTTTTGGTATTTTCTTTGGCATTTTTTTCTTGATT